CGCATCCAGACCGGACTCAAGAATCATGGGGTTGGTGACCTTGGCGCCACCTTCCAAACCATCCTCGTCGACTGCCTCCGCGCACGCCTTCTTGAGAAGCTTGACCTCACGCCTCAGTTCAACGGACTCGAAGACGGTGTCCTGGAATCGACGGCGAACGATCTTCTTGAACTTCTTTGGAAGCTTGCTCTCCGCGAGAATGCCGTCAAGCTCACGGTTGCACTCGCGAACTTCGACACGTTCCAAACGCTCGTCGACCGCCTTCTGACGCTCCGACTCAGCCAGTTCGGTTTTCTTCTTGAGTGCCTTCTTCTGAGACTTCTTCTTGCCCTGGCCTTTCGAGGAGTTTTTAGCCTTCTTACGGGCCTTGGACTCCCGCTTCTCATCCTCCTCTTCATCTTCCTCGTCTTCCTCTTCCTCTTCCTCGTCCTCGTCCTCGTCCTCGTCAGACTCGTCGACTTCCTCTTCCTCTTCCTCTTCCTCGTCAGACTCGTCCTCAGGATCGTCGATGGCCCCACTTTCGATCAGCTTCTTTCGATACTCATCCGCAATAGTCGGATGGCTCTCGGCAAGCTCAGTGAGGGTCAGCTTCTTTCGATCAGACTCAGCGATCTCCTTCTCAAGACGCTTCACCCTACCAGGAAGCATCTTGCACAGTAGTTCGAAGAACATCATTCTTGATTCTCCTATGACACTCTCCATGACGGACTGTATTGCTCCGCCAGCAGATGGGTTAGTTACGATGTCGAAATGGTTGATACCAGTAAGCTTGGTGACCGTCAACGCCCCACGCACCGTATCCACCGAAGCTTCAAAGTCAGGCTTTTTGGTGACGATGCTAACTCCTGGAAGTCGAGAACCAAGCTTGGCCATCTGTTGGATCAGCTTTCCGAACCATCCCGCAGACTCGGTAAACTCCATTGTTCCAACTACCTTACGTCGAGGAGCCGTACCAACAATCGTGGCCTCTGAAATAACGCCCACGATCGACTTTGGGAAAACATCCGGAAGCATGGACCGAACATTTGATGGCAACGACCTGGAGAAAGATCTGATGTGATCGAAGAACTTCCCGAACCGGGCTTTATTGAACTCAAGCACCTGAACGGGAGTACCCTTCGCGAGCCGTGCAACAGACTCAAGAACGGCACCTTTCCAAATGATTCCGTTCTTGGACTTTCCTTCCTTCATGAGCACCAACTTCAACCCTTTTGGTGTTGCAGACCGAACGGATCCGGTAGACTCACGAAGTGTCTTGCGTTTCTTCATACTACACCTCCACCACGATGTTCTGAGGCTTAGACACCTCTGCGATCTTCGCACGAACTGCTTCACGGTGACAAAGAACGTGATAGTACTTTTTAGTCTTTCTACCAAACTGCATAGGTGTAGCGTGCCCCCCGCAGAATTGGCACGTCTGCGTGGGCTTACCCTTGAAGTCGATAAAATACCGCGCGCCGTCATCCATGTAGAGACCCATGAAGGGATCCTCTAGATCTTCACCCTGCATGGCCCCATTGCGTTCATGGAGCACCAACACGACAGCCGCCACATTAATTGCGTCAGCCGCCACATCTTCGTGGCTGTAAGCAAACTTCTTACCCTTCTTTTTCTTAATTTGCTTACGTACCTCAATCCACTTAAGTGCACGGGCTACGGCTTTGATCACACGATCAAAGTTAGGATCGTCATGCTTCATTCTGATGCGATCTAACTTGATAAGAAGCTCTCCAGTGTTTACGGTCACTTCCCTAGGTCGTGTAGCCTTGACGGGAATGGTGCGCTTCATGAGACGCTCACGGACGGTATCAGTACTCATAGTTTGGTCCTCATGCGGCCATCAAACGTGCAAGATCAGGGATAACAGGCACGTGTAAGCATCCGCAGTGAATTGTGTTCCACGCCGAACCATTGGGATCTCGCGGGAACATGAGTTCTTCACCAGCAACCAGGAAAGGCTGATCGACGGGGATAGGGTTATCTTCACCAAACTCATCCTCGGCACGCGCGTGATCAACACGAGATATCCGACTCCAGATCCAAGCCTTCATTAAGTCTGGGATTGAATCCTTCGCGCTCATCATTGACGCCTGGGATGCCATCGAGAACATCCGCAGTATCTCAGTCCGAGCAATCCTCTCCGCTGCGAACGAGAACGTGTCACCCTTTCCTAAAAAACCAGACAATTGCCGAATCACTTCTCCGGTGGTCATAGTCCCAAGAACCCCTCGGTTCAAGGTACTATTTACCCTTTTCAAGACGTCAGACATCAACCCACCTTGAGAAGCTGCAATCAAGTCAGCGCTAAATTGGTCTGCGACCGAGATGAGTTCGTCGGAAACACCGAATATGCCGAGACCAATACCCCCCGTCCCCGGAATCAGAGAGAACGCTTCCCGAACCATTTCCTCACCTAGTGCGGTAGCGCGTCTGCGTCCCTCAGTAATGGCACCGAATAGTGAAATCTCGAGCTCATTAACCCGGTTAGAGACCGCGTTGCGTAATGCTGACAAACCAGTGAACGAAAGGTCACCCGTAGCAATAATGCCAGCAATGTCGTTCTCGAAGTCTCTAAAGAGATTCAACACCCGTCGTCGCTGACGGACAGTCTCCGAAGAAGCTAATCGGATTGACTTCCGAGTAGACTTAACGAAAGCCGACTTCGTGCGCTGAACCTCTCGACGGGAAGGCATCTAGCTGTTCATGTGATCACGAAGAGCCTTCGCCATCCGATCAAGAAGAATGGTGCGATCATTTGGCTTCGGCGACCTGAGGATACGCTTGTCCACCTCCTCATTAAAAACCGTACGAGGCTTCCCCTGACCGACCTGGACCATAAGCGTGATATCGGTCGGCTGTGCGTCAGGGCCGTACCGGGGCTTGACCCCCTTATGCTGCCGTGCTCCCACGGGATTTCCCGGGAGTGGGAGTCTTGCGCGCGAAGAGCTGGGATTGCCCTCCACCTGGTTTTCCGAGTCCTTGACGTCCGGCATCTTCCTTACCTCCAGGGGGCTGTATCCCAGCCCTCATCATTTCCATCGCGGGAGATTCCTGTTTTTCCGGAATCCGTGCCTCTTCCTCACTGATCTCGAACCCCGCCTCGCGGAGTATAGTAATGAGAACCTTATTCGCAAGTTCTCTTGAGACCAATGTTTCTGACACAGTTTCCAGGGCCACAACAACGTCCCGTAATGTAGTTGCAAGATTTGCTCGGTCCTTCTCGTCGAGCGACGTACGAACAATTTCGTACTCCGCATCGAAATCTTCTTTCAACTCATCTTTTGCCTTCCACTGCATCACCTGGAAGTCCACCATCATTCTGACGTATCGAAGTACCTTCTTCTGAATCCTTCTTAGTCTCCTGAATTGCACGGTGTTCTGTGCCGCAGCGGACTGGATCCCGGTCTTGTCTGCGCCGCCACCAGTCCAACCCTCAGGAATGCCGACAGAGCCCGCCACGTTCACGCGGAGTATCCGCTCCAGTCGGTCAAGAGCCGTAGAGCTTGCACGAGGAGTAATACTCTCGAACTCTACACTCTCGTTCGTTCCAACTACCTCTCCAATATCTGGAGGTGAAAGTAAGCCCATGGCCTTCATGAGCTTTTTGATTTCCTTACTAGACTCTACGCCCTTGAACGTAGCGTGGGTAAAATAGTTGAAGCCACTTTTCGCAGCATCAGCAAATGCCCACAGAACTTCATCGTGAACGTCCAAGTAGTCCAACGCACGAGCTAGGACACTCTTACCCCGCGTAGCCCCGCGCACGCGCGTGACATAGAAGTAGAACGCGATACCTTTGAACTGGAACTTCTTCTCTACTAACTCACCTTCACCGTCGTCTGTCATGCGGGTAAGTGTAACCCCTCCGGTAGTAATGTCGAACTCGTCATCTTCCTTGACCGAATTCAGCAGAAACCACCGTTCCTTCTCGGCTACCTTATCTGGAGAGTCAACAAGGGCAATCATGGGGATTCCAGAAGGACTAAGTTCAATGGCGTGAAGTCTCTCGTTCTCAATTGACCCGTAAGACACGTCACCATTAACCTTATTGATCTGCGTTACAGGAACCAGTGTCTCACCTTCGATGAAGAGTAGTGATGCCCATGCATCCTGCTCCTCAGTAAAGCCGTTGGTCTTCCTCTTCATGTACTCCTGCAACCTCTCGTTGAATTCCTCAACCTGTGGGTCTACCTCTTTGGGTTTCTCTTTCTTCGGGGGAGGTGGTGGCATGCCCGGACCCTTGGGTGGAGGCGGTGGAGGTGGCGGTTCAGCTTCAGAAACAGTATTCTTACTGGGGGGCGTCTTCTTTGATTTCTTGTCGTCTTCATCTGTAGTGGCGGGTACAACTGCACGAAGACCCAACCCTTCACCAATTGTGAAATCAACCAGAATGTCGATGATGTTCGCTGCTAACCCGTTTAGATGATAGAGCTTACGAGCCATCATCTGCATCTTGCGGTGCGTCACAAGTTCGAAGTCGTTGTTACCGATCTGATTCTCACCTACTTGGCGAAAGAACGCTTGGTTCTGGTTTCCCGCTAGTTTGGCGTCTGGGTCCGACGATGCACCTAGTGGTATAGCCTCACGAATTTCTTCCGGACGTGTTGACCGCCACCCGTCTAGAAACTTCGCAATGAAACCTCTACTATCTACGTTTTCGATCCGAGAAGCCATACCGTTCCCTTTTGCGTCGCTCATAACCGGCGAACGCGGTTCCCCGTCGCTTACTGGGCGTAGGAGACTTCTCGTCTCGTTCTGCGCCAGCGGCAGGAGTGAAGCCCCGGAATCTCCAACACATCATGTCGTAAATCGCCGCCAAGTGAAGATGGTTTTCTCTTAGTCTTTTCCACTCAACCGAGACACTCCCGGTTTCGTCGTCGTGGCTGAGGACTTTGGCGTCTGCCGCCCAGTGTCGTGCAAGCGCCTCAATCGAAGGGGTACGCCTTGGTAATATGTAATCGCCGCGTCGAACCAACGTTGAATGCGCATCAAACGCTTCGTTTCTGTTGAACTCAACTTTCCACTCCTAGTCATCCCATTTCGCCTTTGTCTTTTGGTGCTCATTAAAGTAGATACCGTACGCTACGGGCTTGTGCGCTTGGATCCAATTCTTTGTATCATGGATGAGAGGCTGAGCATCAATAACGCAAAGAGTGACACCAAAACGAGAAACAAGATCACTAAGGTCCCTCCAACTTGTGACAGTACCCGCCGTAACCAAGACACGTTTGGTCCTCGCTTTATTCCACGTCGTGATGACGTAGTGGAAGTGCTTCCCGGTATCCACTCCCATTGTGCACGGTCCTTCGTGCGACTTTTCGCGACGAAGCGTGCTATCGCAAAGTGCAAGAACATCTTTTTCAGAGAGTTTGTTCTCACTGTCCACCCACGGTATGCCAATGTCCAAATTGAAAAATTGCTGAGGTAGCTCGGTCGTTTGGTACTTGTGAAGTAACTTCTTTAAGTCGACTTGTGGACGGGTGAGCTGTGACATCCAGTAACCATGTGGGCGGTGAGAAGATTTAAACTGCGGTACCCATTGTCCGGATGCACGTGGATCGAGTTCTCCCCGACAGAACTCGCATCGAAGGTATAATCGACCACTTTTCTTTCGTCCGATACAGGGCACTGATTTACCCAGCTCATGTGGAAAGTGAAGGTCAGGTTGAGCCCATTTATCACATACTGGGCAACGCAGGCTCCACACCCGCTGATCACTCTCCTGGTATGCCCGATCGACACCGTAATCCGGGAAGGTAGGGTTAGATAGGTCAACTCGGTGTCGGAATGATGACGCGGACATACGCTTTTCGGCCATTTCGACGGCGGCAGGGTCAGCTTCATCAACTTCATCGAACACCACACAATCCGCAGGTGCACTCTTTAGAGCGATGTTCGTCCTCATCCCACGAAACAGTATCGGTACACTGTTGATCATCTTTACTGTGACATTGTCCGTCTCGTCCACAACTATATGAGGATTGCTCATAATGATCGGATTTACTCGGGTCTTTACAAAGTCGGTGACATTCTTCTGTGTAGGCATGAAATAGATGACACCACGTGTATACTTCGTCGTCATCCCGTAGATGCACCTCAGTATAGCCCAAGTGGTAAAACCGAGCTGAGTCGCCTTCCTGACAATGACCCATTGGCTTTCGTCCTCATAGATTTCAACGAGCCACGGGAACTCCGTAAATGTAAACTTCGCACCCTCAAGCCATATCTGATCTACCCACTGGAGGAAGGTAAGTGACTTCGCCTTCTCCATCGCTCCCGACGTCGATATCCCCGCCAATATCGAGCTTACCGAGGGTAGCCATGACTTGTGTTTGGACTCTTGCTCTCTCACCAGGATTCCTCACTTCTTGGTTTAACGCGATGACAAATGCTTTGGTAATAGCAGATGCCACAATGTTCACCTTAATGGTGATCTTCGTATCGTCGCCACCAGCAAGCTTGAGTTGCAGCTTTACCAACCGCTCGAAGTCCGAGATAGTGGCCTCGAAGTCATCATCGTCTATACCAACCAAACGATCAAAGATCTTGTCGGCCAACTCAGACGTGCGACTTAAAAGCTTGGCATGCAACTTCGCAAGCCTACTATCGGTTCGTTTCTTGGACTCCGCTATGATTCGGTTGTGCCGATCGGTCCAGTGTTCCCTATCAGCCAAAGCATGCACGCTACTTACCGCTACTTTGAACTTACGTGCAATGGCAGATAGTGAGCCTGTTTCCACATAGTGAAGGAACGCCCGCTCGCGCGTCTTGTGATTCGCGAACTTAGTTCCGGGCTGACTCACGGGCGATCCACGATCAACTGCGGTTCCGACCACGGCTTTGCTGACCTCGCTCGTTTCACCTGCCTGTGCTTGACGTACACGACCGGATGATCTACTAGCAGGTGATGCCCCGTCTTTACGGGTTGCAGGCGTGCCACATACGATACCCACGCGAGCGAGATGGAAAACACCAACGTTGGGAACAGCACCATCATCGTCTTGCTCATCTCATTACCTCCGTGCAAGGGTAGGCCAACCATCACACCCAAGAGTGATCTTCGACCCATCACCGTACCTCAAGCACCAACGAAGGTACACATTCTGTTTCTCACGAAAAGTGAGAACTTCCGATAAAGCACGGGGGATAATCAACCCCAGGTTGTCGAGAAACAATGGCCAACAGACCGTCACTCTTCCACCTCAACCATAGGGTCTCCGAATACCTCTACCTCTACGGAGATTCGGATATGCCCATCTCCCATGCTCTTGAAGGCAAGACCGACTTGACCTTCAACTTCAGCACCAACCTCGACAGCACCAGATGGTCCCTCTGCAACAACTCGACCAACGATTCCCAGGTTACCTTCCTTATCGAACCCGAACTGACCATCGACATTGATTTTGCCTGAGATTCGATAGTTCGGCTGATCTTGGTTCTTCGCCCTCTTTGCTGCATCCATCACCTCGTCTAACATCTGCTTGATGAGTTTGTTCGTGCCCTTTACCGTCAACGGATTGTTTGCCATTACAGCCTCCTCAGTGGTAGGGGGTCGAAGATTGGAGGAGTATCGTCCTCAGCAGCGACCTCCAGGTTAGCACGCTGGTACTGTTCTTCAGTTAGATCACGGACATTGACTTGCATGCGGTCTGCCGCTTCCTGGCGTGTAAGTAA